ATTGTACACCCCCTGCAGTTTCCCCCCCGCCCTGCTGCCATATACACCCTCGTCAAAATGCAAAATATCCGATACATTGATAGTCCCCGTGTACCGTCCATCATCACTGATTACGGTGTTAATAATTTCCTGGGCGGCCTGGAGCTTCTCCCTGGCCTCTTCGAATGAGGGAAGCTTATTGGCCAGTTCGCACTCATCTTTGGTATGGTCCTGTGGATATTGTGTAAGCTTGATGATCCGCTGCTTTTCCCGGATCCCGGTGGCGGCATCGATCAGGGTGATTGTATCTCCCAGGGAAAAAGAAAAATCATCGTATCCAGCTCTTTGTTTGGCCAGATCAATAATATCAGCACTGTATGATACTTCCGGCTTTGACAGATCTTTCAGCTTCGCTTCTGCATCCTCTTTCATGGCTGCAGCATCTGTATAAGATTCGTCTTTCCAGATGTAGGTCTTCACCTTATTCGTGTACTGGTAATTTTCCAGGTAATTCTTCCCATCGTTCACGGACTCGATGGTAAGCCCGTCCTGGCCAATAGGGATAATTCTCGTATAATAGTCGTAGGTGCTGCCCTTCCTCTGTAACCGTTTCAGGTTAAGCCCTGTGAGGAAAAAGTTCCCTTTATCCTGGCCAACCTGATCGTAAAAGGATACTGTCTTTTTCTTGGTATCATAAACGACTTCACACATAAATGCAGTACACAGCTTCTGAATTACTCCAAGCGTATTTGTCTGCAATATCCCTGCATTTCTTTTCTTGGTTACGGTACATTCGCCAACCGTCCAGCCGGATCCAGCCAGAGCAAGCTTGGCCGCATCTTCTATTGTGGAATCCGTAATGCCAAAGGAGCTCCAGGGCTTCGCCTCCAGTTCTTCCAGGTTCAGTACCGCAACAAAGGAGAGGAATCCATCTGTGCTTACACTCTTTTCTTTTACTACATACTCAGCATCCTGAGTCTCAATATAATACTCTTCACAGATTTCATGATGTCTTGCCATGTATGTAAAAGAAAGAGTCTGATCGCCAGTTGTAACGTCGCTCGCAACCTTCAGATCCTTGTATTTGACAATATGCCCTATGGCATTGTGGTTCGTATCATATATCTTAAGCATAGGGCCGCCTCCGTTTAGTCTTCAATCATAAACATAAAAATGCCTAATTCCCAACTTCCAATATCAAGCCCATCAAATTCTTCCAGGGATACCTTATGCACCTCAAAATCCATTTCCAGTCCCAGAAGTTCCTGAATCTTTTGGTTGAGCTCTTTTACACTTTTTCCTTCTTTAAGAATGATATCCACATTTCCGGGGGCTCTCTTTTCCTGTTCAGCTCGCTTTTTTTCCTCTTCAATTGCCTTTTCCTCCTGTTCAAGATCCCGGTATTCTTCCATTAACTCCTTACGGGTATCTTCATAAGGTTTTAATGCGTTAAGCAATAAGTTCGTGTTTTTATTAATGGCATAGCTCAGTTTTATCTTTCCAGATAAAATTTTCTTTCCATCTTCTTTATAAATCTGTGCTTCTTTTTCCTGAAAAAGTTTTAATCCGTTATAAGCGTTTAACATTTCCTGGTTTGTCATGTTTTTTCCTCCTACATAAATCTTGGTCTATATTTCACAGTCATGTCTGTCCATGTGCTGTCTAAGGTAATCCTTGTTTCCCCTGGTAAAAGGATCGGCAGGCTCCAAATATCAACATCTGCTGCTTTGTTAGCCCCATTTTCTGTAATCTTCCCACTTTCTCCGTCTAAAATCACAGTACTGTTAGCAGTAAGGCTTCTTATTACCACCCGAAGGTTTTCTCCTGTATCTAGATTTCGGTTTATTCCAGTTATTGTCAGCTGTTCCATTCCCACCTTTGGCGTAATCTCTACCATACAAGGCGTCCGGATGTTCCCAGGATTTGTAACTACTGTCTCCAGCATCCCGGAAGCGGACTCCGAAAACGGTGAACCGTTTGGCTGTTCAGCAAACTCATAGCAGGAAAAATCAACGGTGAGCTTGCTCAGCCTGTTGGATGTCACCTTCAGACGGGCAAGCGGGTTTTCTGTAAAATCATGCTTGCTCATAAACCCGCAAAACTTGTGATCGAACTTATCCAGTTCCAAGGTGACCGACTCGGACATCATATGGGAAAGCAGGGTGCTGCAATTCTGCAAGATCTCATTTCGATCAGAGCCGTATACCAGGAAGGTGATCCGTATTGTCTTCCACCCGATTGATCCATTAATGAAAAACGGCAGTTGGCTTCCCCTCTGCCATTCGCTTTCATTTTCAATATCGGAAAATCCCGGAGTCACGTTCCACTGTTTGGCCTGTGCTCCGGATATGTCCCAGCCATTTATATTCATCTCAGACGCCCCCTTGTGTATCTTGTGGCTGCCATTTCATTTTTTATGTTCATGTCTTCCCTGAGTTCTCCGACCAGCTTATCTTTATCCATGAATACTTTTAAGTTCTTCATGGAGCTTGCCATGTTCTCCATCATGGACTCCATCGTACTCATCATGGAATCCATTTTGCTCAGTATTTCGGAGTTATCACTTCGATAGCTTCCTGATAACTTCGCCTGGTGCTCTGACTGCTGCTGGATCAAACGGTTAAGTTTCTCGACTCCAGCCGCTCCTACCTCCAGGGAAGATCTGGATTCCAGGAACTGATCCGGATTCATGGCAAAATTATAAAGGTTTTCTGCTCCCTGTGGGTTAATTACCTTGTCCCCGGTGAGCATGTTCTGCATGATCGCGCCATCGGACTTACGGAGAACATATTCCTGGGCGTTATTTTCAAATAACCACGCCAGCTGATCCTCTATGACGTTTTGAGTACCGGTCTTCAGGCCGTTCTTTTTCATAGCGGCCAGAATTGCTTTTTTCTGCGCTGATGTAGGCTTTTTGTCGGCTTCCACGCTAAGAGCATCCGCAATCTTTTTAACTGTGGAATCGTTGACGCTCCGGCCGTAGTTCTTAACAATGTACTGCCACAGATCCGAATGCTTCTTTTTCTCAGCATCTGATACTGATTTCTTATGGGCTTTACTTGCATTGATCAGCTTTTGTACTTCTGTAATTTCTGCCGGTTCTTCCGCTACACCTGCGGTCACGGCCTCCAGCTCTGCTTTTTGCGCGGGCGCAATTTCAGATGTTGTCCCAGAGGAAGCTGAGCTTGAAGAAGCAGTGCTGGATGTATCTGTTCCACCGGATCCAGAAGAGGCCGTGCCAGATGCAGTGCTGCCATTCGGAGTTACATTTACGTCAAGCAAAGTTCCACCTGTGCCAGCTTTCTGAATGCCAGCGATCAGGTTACCTACAATATCCTCACCAATCTGGCCAGCCTGTTCCACCAGGGACTGCAAGCCGGTAGATAGTCCCTCATTTAGTTTCGCAACAGCCGAAGCATTTTCAGCTGCCAGATCATCCAGCTGCTTCTTATAGTCTTTCTTGGTGTCACTTATCTGCTGGTCAATAGCATCCCGCGTAGCCTGTGTATCTTTTTTTGCCTGCCGGTCTGCTATCTCCTGCTTTTCTTCCCAAAGCTTGTTAAATTCATCCAGCTGCTCTGCAGTCATCTGATTCAGGCTGTAAATATTGGCGGCTGCTTCTGGTCCTGCGTCTTTCAGTTCCTGCAGCAGCCCCTCTGAAAGTCCCTTTCCGCTCAGTTCCTGCAACTGGGTTTCCCACAGTTTCAGTCCCTCAACCTGGGTATTCATATTGTAAATCAGACGATCTGCAGTATATCCGGAAGCATCCCAGGCATCATAGTTATTCATGGATGAAAGGATGTCTTTCTTCCGATCAGCTATGGCACTGTCCCTTTTTTCTTCCAGTTCCTGTATGGTCTCATTTCGTTCTTTTTCAAGCTTTTCCAGCTTATCATTGTAATCTTCATCAAGCTGCAGCTTTTCTTTTTCGTAATCTTCTTTGGCTTCCAGGTACTTTTTATCTGCTTCTATGCGCTCATCCGTGCCGGCTGTGAACTGTTTTCTGGCAATATCCCAATATTCCATCTCTGCCCTGGCGGACATAGAGTAATAGGTCTGGTAGGTCTCCAGAAGGGATTTCTGTACTGAAGCCTGGGTCTTTGCAGCTTCCTCTCTGGCTTTGGCTGCCTCTTCCTGTTTTTCCTGCTTTTCCTCGTAGATCTGAGTGTCCAGTTCCTGGATCTTCTGTGTTGCTTCATACCAGGCATCCGTTCCGCTCTTTAAATTCTTTCGAACGGTGGTCCAGTAATTTTTCTCCTGGGCTAAAGAGGCAGCATGTAATGTCTTGTACTTTTCCAGCCGTTTTTCAGCAGCACTGAGGACTTCAGAATTATAAGTTTCTGCGTCCTTAGTAGTTTTCTTTTGATTATCTCCGGATCCGGTAACTTTTTCTTTGGATACGCCAAAATTGTTCTTTATACTGCTGCTCAGTGCCTTGCTGATCGTGGAACTGCTGTTAAGCTTATTAAGCTGAGAGGTTGCCTGTTTATAGGCTGTGGATCCTTTCACAGCTGTATCACGTATCTGCTGCCAGTACCATTTTTCATTGTCCAGGGAAGCTTCATGGCTCTTATTGTATTGCTTAAGCCAGCTGGTGGCGTTTTTCAACACAGCCTTTGACATTTTTCCAGCAGCTGCAGTTGCTACCTTTGTGTTTTTAGTTATACCAGACGCAGTACCTGCAGGTAACTGATAGCCGACTTCTTTCTCAAATTTCTTTGATGGAGAATGGATCTCTGCTTCTGCCTTGGCTGCGGCAATACCTGCATTGATCATTCTTATTGAAGCGCTTATGACCAGGGACTGGCCTGCTAATATACCTTGTGCTACACCAGCAGCCGCGTTGTATCCCGCAGTGTAAAAGCTATTCTGATAGGTCCGAACCGCGGCCACTGCCTGGCTTGCCATGGTTCCGGAAGCGCTGATTGCGCCACTTTTTCCAGAATTTATACCAGTCTGATACAGCTGAGCAGCTACCGTTCCGGCTTTCTCATATTCGCCTTTTTTCTCTTCGGCTGCCTTTGCTCCGGCGGACGCCATCTCGCCACCAGCCTGTTCAACGCCAGACTGCTGATCTTTAATTGAATTCTGGGTTCCTTCTCCTACAGCAGTACCAACGTCTTCACCTGCAGACTGTGCATCTTCTGCCTGCTGCTGGATCAGTGCCAGAAGTTCCTGCATAGCTGATACCGCCTGCGTACCACCGGCATTAATTCCTGCCTGGATTTCTTCCGGAATCTGGATACCCGCTTTATTGGCAATTTCTGCCACGCCCTGGATTGTTCCTTCAATAGTTCCGTTCAGCTGATCTATTGCCTGCTGAGGGGTTATCTCACCGCTTGCAATTCCATCTGCAAGTCCCTCTGGAATCTGTACACCGCATTCCTGCGCCATCTGGACCGTCTGCATGAGAGATTCCTGTGTGGCTGCCGGAAGCTCAGCCCAGCCTTCTACCGCCGAAGCAACGGCATTGTCAATGGACTCGCGCAGATCAGAAAAATCATAATCTGTGGATCCAAGCTCTCCCACTGCCAACTCATAAGCGGTCTTGTTTGCCGCCATCACCGTTGCTGTATCCTCAGAAATGTCCATTGCATCAGTCCACTTCTTGGAGATACCTTTCAGCTGTTCAACACCGTATTCTCCCTGGTTATCCAGAGTCCATACCATGTGCTGAAGCATATTAGCCGCATCAGTTCCTTGCTCCTGGATTGCCTGGATAAACTCTGCGGAAAAGATCGCTTGCCCGCTCTCATCTGTGGCTTCTTTTAGGCGCTGGAGATTCTGCTGATAGTTCTGGATTCCATCCACCCAGGACTGCAGGTTTTCGTTCATCTGCTCTGTGGTGATATCATCCCCACCATCGAATTTATCTGCAAAACTGATTTTATCCTGCAAATCAGCCTTGATAGAATCCATGGTGGAATTGTATTCATCCAGGATCTGACGCATGGCAGACTTAGCAGCATCCGCGGCTTCCTGGGAGCGTTCCATGGTTTTGTTGAGTCCTTCCAGGGCTGTGCCAGCTCCCGCTGCCGCAACTCCGGTTGCCTGGATTGCATCTGCATTATCTCCCTGTGCTTCTGTATTATCTTCTGCTGCGTCAGTACCGTCTTTTGTGGCTTTTATGAGCTTTTCGGCACTTTCAGTATAATCTTCCTTCTTCTTTTCGTTTTCTTCCAGGGTCTGGTTCTGTGTATCAATAACGCCATTTAATTCATCTTCCTGATCGGTCAGCGCTTCTACACTGGTTGCCAGAATTCCAGTTGCATCTCCGCTCTGTGTAATAGTGCCGGTAAGCACTTCAAAACGATTTCCCATTTGATCATTCGAAATCGCCTTTTCTGCCTTTTGATATTCTTCAAGAGAAATAACTCCATCATCAAGAGCCTTTTTGTATATCTTTAGTGCTTCAGTCTGATAATCAATGGCACTGTCTGCATCAAACTCAAGTCCACTCTGCAGAGCAATATTGATATCATTTTCATGCTCTTTTACTTGATTTATAATATCTAATTCGTCCTGTAGCAACTTTTTCCTTGTTTCTACGGACTTTTTCTGTTCTTCTGCCTGGTCTTTTACTTTCTGGGCTTCCAGAGACTGGTTCACAAGATCCTGAGTGGCTTTGACAAGAGCCTGTTGGACTGCTACATCCTGGTAATTTTTTACCAGCTTTTCCAGTTCCTCATTTGTAACATTCAGCTTATCATTTTCAGAGTCATAAGCTCCTGCCAGTTCTGGAATGGACTCTGACAGTTTATCTACGATAGCCGCCATTTCCTGTTTCTGAACAGCTGTACGGTCTTCGACATTATTCAGTTCTTCCAGTCTGTCAGCCAGAGCGCCTACATTTTCCACGGAATCAAGTGTTCCGGTAAACTGATCATCAATGGCCTGTACATTATCGGCAACTTTCTGTGAGGATTGTACAACTTCATCGTACATTTCTTCCATTGCATCTTTTTGAGGGGTAATCGCGTCTGTTAATCCTGATACAACATCAGTAAGCAATTCCACTCCGCCCTGCAGAGGACCTGATATATAATCATATACCGCAATACCCAGCCCTTCTGTAGCAGAACTAAGCTCTGTCAATTTACCCTGCAGATTATCCTGCATGGTATCTGCCATATCTGAAGCAGCACCAGAACAATTTCTTAGACTTTCTTCATAACCAGCCACCTGATCGGCACCGGTATTAAGAAGCATGTTCAGTCCCTTAATGGAGTCAGATGTAAATGTAGCCATGAGCGCAGCCTGCTTCTGCGCATCCCCCATTCCATCTGTAGCAGACTCTACATCTTTCAGGATGTCAGTCGCATCACGGAAATTTCCGTTTGAGTCCATGACTGCAACAGAAGTATCGCCAATGGCAATCTTTCCATCCTTCATCTTACTGGTCAGATCTCGCATTATGGCAGCAAGTGAGGGACCAGCTTCACTGCTCCGGAGTCCGTTGTTTGCCAATGCTTCCAGGAAAGAGGTAGTGGTCTCAATGTCCTGACCGGCGGCATTCATATTGGCACTACAGTTCTTATATGCCTCTCCCAGCTCTGCTGCTGTAGTAGAACTGTTTGCTTGTGCATATGCCATCATATCTGCTAAATGGGTTGACTGTGAAGCTTCCAGATTAAAAGTACTGATATTGTCTGTAACAATCTGGGATGCATCTGCCAGATCCATATTGGAAGCTGCTGCCAACTGCAGAACGCCATCAATTCCAGAAAGAGTCTGGTTTACAGACCATCCGGCCAGGGACATATTTGTCATCGCGTTGGCTGCTTCCGTTGCAGAGAATTTCGTACTACTTCCAAGGCTCTTTGCCTTATTTTCCAGTGCTTCCAGCTCTGATCCGGTTGCTCCAGAGATAGCCTCCACTTCGCTCATTCCAGCTTCAAATGAGCTTCCGACTTCCACCACATATTCTGCAGCTTCCTTTGCCTTATCACCAATTGCCGAAATAGCTTCTCCTGCAAGTTCCAGCCCCTTTGCAGCTAAAGCTTCTCCAAAGCCTTCTTTCAAGCTCTCTCCGAACTCTTTCGTAGTAGTGATAACAGTCGTTGTTTCTTTTCCGTATTCATTTATACTCTTTGCACAGTTATCTGTAGCATTTTGTGCTTCTTGCAGATACTTTTCATTCTGTTTTAAAGCCTGGTTATTTTTTTCTATATCATTCTCGGCGTCACTAACTTTTTTAGACCAGTCCGATACTTTTCCTTCGCACTTCTGGCACTCCAAGCCCTGCTTTTCAACAGCCTTCTGAAGGCTTTCCACTTCCTTTGACTGCTGCTGATACTCTTTTGTACCATCCTTTCCAGATTTCTGCATATTTTCCTGGGCTTTTTCAGCCTCTTTCAATGCCTTGGAAAGTTCTTCGTATCTCTGTGCTGCTTTCTGCGATACCTTCTGTGCATTCTCCAATCCTTTTTTCGCAGACTCCGCCCTTTTCTGATAACTCTCAGTCTGCTTTGACAGGTTTTCCTGCTTTTTAGTCAGAAATTCAAGAGAATTGGCATTTTCCTTATATTCTGTTCTGAGTTTTTTCAGTTCAGAATTTAGCATTGCACTTTCTTTTTTCGCATTTGATACGCCCTGTGAAAATTGTCTTTCTCCGTCCAGTGCAAGTACAATTCCAATTTTCTTTCCTGCCATAGTTAGTCCTCCCAACAAAAAATCCACATAAAAAGAGCACCTCAAACCGAGATGCTCTTTTTACATGGATTTTTATTTATACTTATTATTTCTTGGATATTGGGACTTCTTCAATGTGGGTTTTATACACCACTGGTGATGTAACCCATTTGACAAATTTCTTTATCAGAGCCCCTATCAGTATTGCAAATAATAACAATACAAACAATATTACCAATAACATATGCCACCCACCTTTCTGCTTTTCTTAATTATAATCCGCAGCTCTGCCAAATTCAATATCTTTTCGCAAAGCTGCGGAAGAAAATCAGAAAAATGAGTCAAGATTTAATTCTTCATCTTTTTTCTTTAAGCCGTTAAAATCTAAATACTCATTATAAATCAGATAGAATTTCCGAAGTGTCATACCAAACACTTCTTTTTCACTATAATTGAGCACCTTACATCCCACATACAGTAACCGGGCTACGTTTATAGCCCGGTCTCCTGGTTTGGGTTTTCTTCCTCTTCGTATTCAGAATCTCCATCATCACTGTCAGGATCCGGCATAGAAAAACCGTATGCTTCCAGCAAGGTAATAGCAAGCTTCTGCATTTCAGCTGGCTTTATAAGTCCGTCAATGGCTTCTACTTTTACTTCCTTACCTGTTTCCACGGTAAGAAACGTAGCCACAACACTATAAAGTGTTTTTATATCTTCCGAATCGGTTTTATAGTCAGCAACTCTCGCAATTGCCGGCATAATTTTCACTAATGCCTTATTACAGGTTTCCTGGATTGCTTCAATTGCTCCAATGGTGAACAGGATATTATATTCCTGTCCACCAATAACGACCGGAGCTCCTGTTGGTCTTAAGTCGCTCATACAATCTCCTTTAATTCTTACGCAGTAATTGTTGCCTGTTTGTTCAGCCATGCTTTCGCTTTAGCTTCGCTGTCAAATACGAGTTTTTTACCAATAGACATCTTACCATCGACTTCCACTGGGTATGCTTTACCTTCAATGGTGGCAGTCTGGAAGTTTGTAGTGTCACCTTTTGTCTCAGCATTTTCTGTAGGCTCACTGTGCTGTACTTTATACAGCCAGATAACAGTGAAACTAACCACACCATTTTTCTTTCTACGCTTATAGAAACCAACTCCAAAGTATGGAGCTTCGTCTTCAGTTCCGATTTCAATACTCTCTGGAGTTCCTTCCTGTCCTGAATCTCCTGCTGCCGCTTTTACATATGTATGACCAAGCAGTTTTGCCTGATTCTCCAGAGACAGATCATCTACTCCAAGAGATGTACCCCAGTCTTTTACAGATTTATCTGTTTCTGCTACTCCATCATCTGCAAAAAGCTCAACTTCATTTTTATTCGGTGTTCCAGTAAAATTGATTGCTTTTGCAACAACAAAACCTTCTGTGTACTTGTTTCCGTCTGCCCACTTTGCTGCTACAGGATTTTTCATACCAATATGTGCCATGTGCTATTCCTCCATATCATAATCATTTTCAAATTCACATTCGAATACAATGTGTCTTGTTTTATTATCTGGTTCCATCAATACGGTTACATCAGGATACGTTCCACCTTCTTCCAGGATCGCCCTGCGAATTTTTCTTTTTGCTTCCAGGTAATCCTTAGTTGATGGCAGGAAATAATGAATCTGCATTAAGGATATATCCTCTACAGGCTGATTGTCCGCAAACAGTTCTGCACCATCCTTCACATAATTAAAAGTAATATATTCGCTATTTTCACCGCCAAAGAAATCTGATGTCACCGGAACGCCAAGAGGCTTCAATGCTTTTATTATCTTTTGATTTATTGTCACAGCTTGTCCACCTCCGCGCCAATTACCTCTTCCATAACCTGCATTACTGCATTTTCGCTTTGTGCTACTGCTGCCGCGCGTACAGGTCTTGGCTCCTGGCCGTGTGACCTTACACCATATTCCAGATAACCCATTTTTTCAGCATTTCTAAGACCATTTTTATCAGTTCCATTGGGTTTTACCACAGCAAACACTCCGAGACTATTGTCTCTTGCGTTTGTAGCAGCTATGGAAGCTTCCAGTTCGCCTGTTGAATACGGTTTTCCGTATTTATCCCTTCTGTTAGCTGCGGATCTGATCTGTGTTTTCAGGTTTTTTTCTACAATTGGGACGGCCTTATTCACTGCTTTTTCAGCCATTTCATAAGGATTTGCCAGCTTATTCAACATCTCTTCAACATCTTCAAAACCTGTTATCGTCATCCTTGCCATTGTCCTACCTGCGCTTTCCCACGTTCACGCATCTGACAAGTCAGCTGCACCTTCATGGATTTATTTTTCTGATATCTGCGCTTTATATCGTAAATTTCACCTGTAGACTCATCCACCAGGAATGATTCTCCAGAATAATTACACGCCATGATCTCAACAACCTGGTCTGCGGTATAACCATTCTGTTTCGCAAGAACCTCATCATCCCTGGTACTGTCGCGGAAGTCTGCCGGAATACCACCGATAAATTCATATGTTTCCTCCATCATGATTCCATTATCATTTATCGTTGGATCATTTTTCTTTACCGGCAGCGAAATACTTTTATTCCACATCCAGGTCACTTCCTTCCAGTGTCATGCGAAAAACTTTTTTTCGGTACAGATCCAGATACATTCGAGTATCTGAGCGGTCATTTCCAAGATATGCCTTTACATATAAAGTCACAGCTGTAAGGACTCTCGGATCATCCGTATCCTTCTTGAGAATATCAGAAGGCACACCGGAGGTCTTCATGTCCTCCAGTGCATCTTCAATGTAAACGCTGATATCCTCGTTATACACTTTAACGCCTTCTGCAATTCCACATCTTTTTTTTATTTTTTCCAGCATTTATTCACCATCATTTCTGCAGAAGATAAGCATTTACAAACGCCTCTTTATCCCTTATCTTAACGTCTTCTCGTTCGATAGCACGATAAATAGTCAGATCTTCCGCGAATGCATTAAGGTCACCGATTGAAGCAATATTGGAAGTCATGATTGTAGTCTTTGCACGGTCAAAGTACCAGATACCTTCTTTCAGATCTCCGATTATAACCGGAATCTTTGTCGCACTGGCCTCATAATAATTTGCAATGTCCTGTTTTTTCGGCTCATCAACTGCTGTATATACATCTTCCACTTTTGTGTAATAAGTTTTTTTGGCATTTACATCAATATCTTTCGTTTGCTCATATGTCACTGTGCTTGGTAAATCCCCTTTTGGGATTGCCTCGACCGGTACGAATGTACCACCGACCGCAAGTCGCAACTGCATGGTATCTTTTGGATCCGGTGCAAGAAGGTATCTTCCAGTAGAATCTTTTAATGTATCTAAATACTGTAATCCATCATCATTGGTAATGATTCTGGAAGACTGCTTAAATGCGGATCCGAGGGTAACATTGAGAACTTTTTTAATATCATCCAATCCGTTTAATTCTACTTCTTTTTTGGTCTTAATCTGACCCATGATTAGATTATTCTCAGTTACTCTTGCTTCATCTCCAATCCACTCAATAAGTGTAGAAGCGATATTTGCATCACTGTCAGCCAGGAGCTCATTGGTCACTGGAAAATATCCTGCATATTTACTGATTTCATAATCAATACGCTCAAACTGTGGAGTATTTTTTGCACCGATCTTACCACCTTCACCAACTTTGGTGAATCCAGTCTGCTGTGAACGCTTCTTAAAGGTTCTGGATCCTTTTACGGTTTTAACACTTTCCTTTCGTACCAGCTGTCCTAAAGAGAATTTTGCCTCTTTATATTTATTAATTCGTGTCTGGATATCATTCGGAACAGTATATCCACCATCAGCTTCAGTTCCTTCATTCATGGAATTCTTCACACGGAATCCATTTCTTGCAGCCTGTGCAAACTCTGCTGTAGAATCTTTTGGTGTTCCTGCAGGAACCTTACTCTCCGGCACGGCTGCTCCATCGTCCAAGTCTTTCAGAATATCAAATTTATCCTGAAGCTCTTTCAGTTCATCTTTAGCTTTTTTTGCTTCTTCCAGTTTTCCTTCATTGGCAAGGTTCTTAACTTCATCTTTTTTCGCGTTAATCTTCTCCAGAAGGTCTAATAATTCTTTGTTCACGTCTTTTTCTCCTTTCAAAAAGAGAGATCAAACACCATACCGGTCAAGATCTCCCAATAATTCAGCCTTTATCTTTTCATTTTCCAGGTTTCTCTGATTAGCCTCTTTTGCTTTGATTTTTTCCATAACTGCATCTGCAATAGCGTCAATATCCAGAGTTTTATTTTCCGGTTCTTCATGCTGCTTTAATGCTTTTGGGGTCTTTGAATACTCATCAAAGTAATTACTTGTACAAGCTGCTGCCTGTACACTGTCCTCCACTTCAAAATCAAAATAATCAGTAGTATCACTTCCGACCATCCAGGTCTCTGCGTTGATCAGATTATTGATTTCCTCTTCTGTAACCCCTTCTTTTGTCTTCGACATGTATGTCTGCAGGATTGCTTTCTGGCAAATATCCAGAGTATCTGCATCTTTTCTCAGCTGATCTGCGTTCATACTGGTAAAAAAGTAACCATTTGTAGGCTTATGAATCATAAAGGTTCCATTTGCCGGAATCACAATCCGATCACCGGCACATGCAATCACAGAAGCAATACTGGCCGCAATACCATCAATATAGGTGGTAATCCTGGCATTATTGCGTTTCAACATGTTATAAATGGTAATTCCGGCAAATACAGATCCGCCTCCACTGTTTATGTGAAGGTTAATCTCCTGTATGTCTTCCAGATTTTTCAGGAAATCTGAAATATCAGAAGGACAGGTATCATCATCACACCATTTTCCCCAGTCATCAGATACGATATCCCCAAAAATATTCAGATCTGCTGAGATTTCTGTCTGATTGCAGATTTCCAATTTTCCTACATTCTTTTTCTGGTTTTTCAGCAGTAATACTGGCATTCTACTCACCTCCTTTGGTGTACTGTGTTCCAACTTTTTCAAGCGGAATATAATTTCCATTCACAATGAGCTTATCGCCATCCGGATCATCCGGCATATCCAGATATCTCCTCGCTTCATTTGGCTTGTATATTCCATTGTTTACAGCATCTTTTAGCATTTCCATCTGTGTCTTTGTATCAGTCCTCAAAATTGCCTTCTCATTAAACTTATAAAAAAATCCATTTTCTTCCTCTTTCAAGCTCAGAACTTTCGCATTAATCTCTTCTTCATACATCTTTAGTCTGTACAAAGCGGTATCAACTAAAAAAGCCAACTGCTGGGTTTCACTGTTTGAATAACTGGATTTTTCATAATTATTGATCTGATTCGGCTTAATACCGAATGCTCCGGCAATCTGAAGTGCGGAATACTTTTTTAATTCGAAAAACTGTGCGTCAGTCAGATTCATTTTCAGTGGAGTAAGCTGTAGTCCGATTGGGACAGGTATTACCCTTCCTGCATTTTTCGGGCCTGACAGTTTATCTGCAAATTTTTTCTGCAGTGCTTTTATCTTGCTCTCTTCCAAATCACCCACGTACTGTAATGCCATGCTTGCACTTAGTCCCTGACGATAAAGGTTATTCATAAAATTCTGACTTTCCAATGCTCCACCCACGGTATCTTGCAGAATTTCCCGCACAGATTTTCCCATAATTCCATTTAAGGAATACCAGGTTTTAAAGTGCATAACCTCACTGGATCTGAACAAATACTGTTCACCGGTCTTGGGATCATTGTACTGATAATACAGTTTCCCTTTTCCTCCAAACACACCAACATCATCCATATATACAGTCACACAATCCGCCTGCATTGGCCAAAGATCCAGGACTTTGTAATGTCCTCCATATTTTTCTCTTTCAAAGGTACCACGCATCCAGATATAGCCATTTCCATAATGCTGACAGTTCATCTCTGTAGTAGTCCACAAAGTTGTGGGTGTCATTATCGTGTTCGGTCTCACAGTCAGAAGCCTGGTAATCTTGCTCGGCTCTGCCCTGATCCGACCTTTAGGCGTTTCCTGGTAGTACTTTAACGGCACTTTTCCCATGGTTTCGCTGAGCATTTTTAAGCAGGTGTAATATGTCACCTCTTTCTCAACATCTGGATTAGTACCAGTTATTCCCAGCCATTCTTTCAGATCATCGTCATCCATGTCTACCGTTGGTCGCGTCATTGCATTCCATGCATTTTTTAATCTGTCTAATATGTTCATGTTACCAGTCACTTTCCAAAAATTGATCTATTCCCTCCTGGTAGCTGGATCCGAATTCATGATACATTGCCAGCTTAAATCCACACAAGGTAGAATCCACAGGGTCAATTCTTTTTGTTGTAGCATCTTTATCTATCTTAATCAGTCCCTGGTTGGTTCTGATCACTGCATTGCTCATTGCAAAATTCAATACAGGATTGTATTCGTACAGGACATTTCCGCAATATACCTGCTCACGGAATCCCTGAGTAGCTTCATTCAAGTGTTTATGGCTCTGGAAAACTTCCTCCACTGTATAACCTTCGTTTGATAGATCCATCATCAGCTTACTTGCATTGGCAGGGTCAAAGCACAGACATTCTATGTTCCAGTCATTCTCTGCACATGTATCCAATACATATTGCATTACTGCATTCTGGTCTACAATCGGAGTATCTGTCACTGTAATAAATCCCATTCTTTCCCAGGCATCATAATCCACTTTATCTTTTGCCTTTCTTTCAGCCAACTTCTCCCGATTCGGAATGAAAGAGTGGGAATACAGTATGTATTTCACAATTTCTTTTCCAGTCTTGTCAAATTCGCCTGATAGAAAGGGAATTACGAATGTAACAGATGTAAGGTCTATTTTGGCTGACATATCGAACCCCACATAAACACTCATTCCATGAGTATCAATAGGGATTTTATCAACCTGGCAGGCTTTCCACTTTGCCATGTCCATATATCCGTTTTCTTTTGCCTGAACCCAGATATTCAACATTTTTGTGAGAAATGCCGTCATCTTTTCCGGTATTTCTTTGGCTACCCGCCAGGCTGTACGGATCTTATCCGCGCCATTTTTATAGCTCATCCTAATCGGATTCGCTTTTTTCCAGATGTTTTCATCTTCCAGGTTACGGATATCATCCTTATAATCCTCCGGATCCACTTCGCAGATATCCACCAGATACTCTTCATTCTCCACATCCACATCCGGATCCAGTATCTTAGAGCAGTATTGATACTCCTGCACATAACATGGATAAGTAAGATCCATCCCTGCAGTTGTAATAATCATCAGCAATGGCTCTTTGGTGTTTGCTCCAAGACCAAGATCATAAAACTCAGTAGTCTTATGCTGATGGTATTCATCCAAAATCAGTCCGGCCGGATTGGTTCCATCTCCATTCTGGCCATCCTCTTTCGACAATGCCTTTATGAAGCTTCCAGTTTTTCTGTGTATTACAGCATCCCTGGTGATTTTAAAAAGAGGTTTCAGTGGAGATTTATTCAGCATGAGCTTAGCTTCATTCAAAATAATCTTCGACTGATCCCTCTTGGTTCCAGCAGTATAATATTCGTAATTTTCTTCATTTCTCGTAGCCATAACTGATATTTCATATAAGGCTACACCAGCCTCCATCTGAGACTTGGCATTTTTCCTTCCAACCTCAATAAAAGACTGTTTGAACCTTTTATAACCGGTAATATCTTCGCGCCATCCGTAAAGTTGGCACAGATTAAATTTCTGCCATATCGTCAAGCTGATCGGCTGTCCTGCAAGGTCACCTTTAGAATGCCGTAGCATAGAAAACCAGTCTACAATTTTTGATGCTTCCTCTTCATCCCAATGATAAGGCCATACATTAGCCTGTACATTCTTTGCATCCTCTTTCTTGCAATCCCTAAGGAAGCGCATACAAGCCCATTTATGTTTTTTCCCTGATATTTCTTCCCCGGCCAGACAACGGTTGGCGTAATCTATCAGTTCTTCTTTGATGGTCATATATTGCCAAATTTATTTGTGATAGCTTCCCTTGTCTTATCAGACTTCACTGCTGCAGCTTTTAGTCTGGCGTCAATAGTGAGTCCACACAGGGAAGCAAATTTTCTCATTTCCTCTGCGTATGTGCGCTGAATATCAACCATTGGATTTTTCACCACAATAACGCCATTCCTGGTCTCTCGATCAATGTAATAAGTCTGATCTTTCAATATCTCTGTAGCCTTAACATAGTTAGCAAAAGCATTACAGTAACCGCCCAGATTGTTACGATCCAGGTTCCCGATCAGATTGATCTTTTCCAGTTCCTTGACAATCCTGCGCCACTCTTTTTTTGCCACATTATCAATTAGCCAGGTAGGAGGACGTTTTAATTGATTTTTGTCCGTAGTCACACTGTCTTCTTCTGCTTCCCTGGTCTGCATTGTGATCACAGTAAGATTTCCCCGCTGCTCTGTCAGCGGCTTCCTCGGTCTTCCCATTCATCCTCCCTCCTTCCTTTGCCAACTTTTTATGAGTATTTAGAATTTTGCGCAAGCTATAGGGCAGGCGGGGACGACGGCGTTTCCTGAAAACTTTTCAGACCGCCCCTCCCGTCTGTGTATAAAAATCCACAAGCATTTTTGCAAGCTTTTTTTCCATCACTGGTCTCTCTTTTTTATACATCTGCTCAATTTTTGAATGTGTATCGTGATGTAATGGCATCAGATTCTGCTTATCGCATCGTTTATCCCATGCTTCTTTTAACGGAATAATATGATGCACTGTATCTGCTGCCAGGATTACTCCTTCCGTCATGTAGACATACACATCAATCCCGCAAGCACTGAGAATATCAGATCTTGTCAGCTGCCATTCCCTTGAATCATAAAATGTTTTGCTTTTCTGATTTCTGGCATTCTGATCATATATCCGATAGCGTTCTTTATCTCTTTGTTTCATGCAGGGACACCTGCTGCCGGACGGAATTCTTTTTCCGCACCTGCCACATCTCTTATATATCATCTTTTTCTCCAATAAAAAACGCCCGGCCGTGCCTGCCAGACGTTTGTGGAAGTATGTATGAGTCAGTATTGTACCAAATATCGGCGGTACTAACCGAGTCGGAACAGATGGAACCGAACCACCGACACGCTGGATATAAGCCAGCTGCTCTACCACTGAGCTATGTTCCGATATACCTGCCAAGCCATAGTGCCTGACAAGTAAGGGTGCAACCGATTGATATTTGATTCATCCATCTGAATCTATTATAGTTATAACACGAATCAAGTATACCATTCTATACCATCTTAAAATTCTTCAATGCTGATGAATGCAGCCTATGTACCTGTGTCCATCCATAGCCCATCTCTGTTGCTACATCATCCCATTTTAAGCCTTTTATATAGCGCAAACGCAAAACTTTCCGTTCATCTTCTGAATGCATTTTGCGGATCTGGCTCTCAATCTTACGATATTGCTGAACCTTGTTCAAACGTTCTTTTTTCAATATTTCAATCTGTTCATCCAGTATTGCAATGTAATCCGACAGATCTGATTGACTGCTACCTTTTGGCATTCCATCATTCACTACGGAAGGAAACATCTTATCAGCTCTTAATCTTTTGATTTCTTCCAGGATGTCCCGCTCTCTTTTGACTGCTCTCTGATATGATTTTAAATATTCCTTTTTCTTTTCATTTTCTTCCTGCAATCTCCTGTCCATCGGTACCGCCTCCTGCTTTCAGTCGTTCCAGTTCCCAATATGTAGGGGATCTGGTTATGCCGTTTGGTAACTGTAATTGCACTACATGGGGATATAATGCTTTTATTCTGGCTTTCACCTTTTTGGTGATGATCTTCCCGTCACCAGAAGCATAACTGGTTTGTATGATCTGAATAACATCCCCTCTTTTGATTCCATGCTTCTCTTCCAGCTGCTTCTGCTGCCGCTCCCATTTCTCAGCTTCAGCTATCGCATATTCAGCTGTGGGATCCTTGTATTTTTCTTTATTCATTTTACACCTCTGTTTTTAATCATGCAGGAGCCAGGCAATCACACCGAAGGCTCCGATCAGCACGCCAACACCCATTGCAACGATTACATCTATCATTTATTTCACCACCCTCTTATACATCTTTTAAGAGCTTCTGGATCATTCTTTTCATATAAGCCACAACTCGATACCGTGTGGTTGACTTAATCCTGGCTGTGGTCTACATCTTGGACACTCCGGGCAATCTATGTATTCTTTGTTTCCGATCTTACTCATCTGTTACTTTCTTCCATCTTGGCGAATGCTTCTAAGCATATCTTCAATCCCTTGTTCATAGCCTTCATAGAAACTATTAGCTCTTTCTATTTCCCTGCACTTTTTTCTTCCAGCTGACGCCTGGAGGTTATCCGCAATTTTCTCGATTTCTTTGTATGTCTCTTTTTCCATTGTCTCACCTCGTTCTGAGGAACCTGGCCAGCATACTGTCTCTCCAGTCTGTTGCCTGTTCTGATTCCCATTTATTACAGCCATAATTGTCTGTGATCCAGATTCCTTTCTTTTCACAGAGGAAATCGTCATTGTGTCTGCAAGTCTTACAGGTTTTGTCTTTCACCTTTTCTTCCCAGTCAAATTTCTGTCCACATTTCAAGCAATACTTTGTAACTTCTTTTCCTGCAAAGAGTTGCTTGCAGGATGGACAACGGTATATAGTTGTATATCCTGTGTTGCACTCTATTTCAGGCTTTTTCGGCGGGCTTTCCCAGCCTGGGTTTAAATGGTTCCATTCTTCTTTTGCTTCCCTTGTCCAAGGTAAATCCTTACTTGTCCAATGGCACGCTTTGCATTGGAGGAACATCTTCCCATTCATTGCATCCCAGACTCTCATGTCATTCTTACCGCATTTCGGGCATTTTTTCTGCATTTTCCATCACCCCCAGTCCTGCAATCCGCTGTCATTTCCTCTTATCCCATTATGCATTGCTGTAGTTCGTCCATTGATACCATAGGCCTCAACCAAACCTTTGTGATATCCATTACGGTATTTGATTATCCTCTGCCCTTCTTCAGCAGTTTCTGCCGAACCAGATCGTATTCCAGGAGCAGGTTCCGGTCTTTGTTTCTGCTGAGTGTCCGGTCTGCGGCTCTTAGATAGTATCTGCCGTTTATCAGTCTCCCCTCGGCTGCGGCACCGTACAGACTCCCGACTGTCCGATTCAGCCTTTTGGATGCTTCCTTTATGGTTACAGCCTCTTCTGGCTCTTCTGTTATGTTTTCTGTAATCTCATATAATGTCATAGCCAGTTTCTCCCGAATATCTTCCGGAACTGTTCCCTGCTGCCAATCTGGCTCTCAAAGGCTTCCTGTCCCAGTCTGTGAAGCTCATCCATTACCGCCTGGTCTTTATGTACTGCATGTGCTCCGAACTGGTGGCATTCCAGGCACAGGTCTACTTTTAATCCATATTGTTCGGATAATGTTCGGTTAGGTCCGCCAAAAATATGATGCTCTTCGGTCTGTGTGTACCGTCCGCACAGATAACATCTTCCTTTCCGGCTTCCAAGAATGCTTGCCGGATGGGACATCTTTTTTTCTTCGTTTCTTCTTTTGGAAATTTAAGTCCGCTCATATTTTTCCTTCTTTCATCTTGTCCGAGTCGGACATTAACTAAATGGCAGTTCCTCTTCAATTCCATCCGGGATATTCATGAAACCATCAGGTCCCACATCTGGTGATTGTTGTGGAACATTCTGCTGACTGCTGCCAGATCCAGAGCCTTTGCTTTCTGCAAATTCCTGTTCTTCCACAACAACCTCTGTCGTATAAACTTTCTGCCCATCACGGTTGGTATAACTTCCGGTCTGAATACGGCCTTCGATTGTAATCTTCAATCCTTTTCGGAAGTATTTCTCCGCGAACTCGGCAGATCTTCCAAACACTACACAATTAATAAAATCTGCAGTTGCATCTCCATCTTTTCTGATCTTCCTATCTACTGCCAGTGTGTATCTGGCAATTGCAAATGAATTTTTCCCTGGGGTGTATCTCACCTCTGGATCTCTGGTAAGACGCCCCATTAAAATTACTTTGTTCATCTCTTATCGCTCTCCTTCCATATTGCGTTCGCCTCTTTTTTGCAATCTCTTTCCATGTAATAGTCATACAGGAACTCTTTCTGTGCCTTTGTGTACTCTCTGGTGATGTCCCTTGTTGGAATTGCGATTCCCTGCTGTGGATTGTGCAGAAGCACCCATCCTCTTCTGACCAGATAGTCCGCCGCTCCGATAACATCCGGGGAATTTTTCACCATTCCTGATGCGTTGATCTCCACCATCGCCGCAAACCGTTCCTCTTGTGTCAGGTTCTTGTCCAGATAGTCGTTCGCCCATTCCTGATGATCTCCCCACTCTACTGCATGGAAGGTTCCGTTCGGTTCTAACCATCCATAATCCTCTGTGGTATGTTCTTCTTCATCCATCATTCGTGCCATGAAGCTGTCGAGTGCATCCTGCTGTCTATCCTCCGCAGTCTCTTCTCCGAGTTTCTTTCGGATTTCTCTCTGTGTACTTTCCGATATGTGATCCATTGCAACGTCCCACCGTTCAATCATCCTCCGCAGGTCTTTCTCTATTTTCTTTCGTCTTTCGATTTCTTTCCAGATGTTCATTCTCTGCGGCATCTGCTCTTCTTCTCCCGGTTCGTATATTTCAAGATGATATGTCCCTGCTGCCGCGCTCCCCTTCAGAGCAGCGCGACCAAGCAGAATGTCCTCAGCATATCTCCTTATCTGCGCCTCTGGTTTATCTGTTCCAGTCATGCTATCCATGAGAATTTCTATTATGGTCTCATAACTTTTCTCGCCTGTGTAAAACCATTCCCTTGTAATTTCCGTAATAAATTCTCCATTAATATCAAATACCAAATTACCCTCTTTCATTTTTCTTCCCTTTCATTTGTTACAAATTCCTTAATCTTCCTTATACGGTTTCGGAAGTGGCATCCAGGCCATAATATCAATCCAATCATAACCGCCGTCGAGATAATATCCATTGGAATCAATGAAGCACGTATCTTGCCATGTTGTTTCTCCGTTAGTAACCAATATTTCTTGTCCGTCATCTGGCATTTTGCAGTCAAGCATATATTGTATGTCTTTTGAAAGGAATTCTTCTGCACGTTCTTTTTCTGATATCTGATGATATTTTACCGGAATCCAACCGTTTTCTTTCTCATCCTCTTCCAGATCATCCAGAAGACTATTTACGATATCCAGCGAACTCCCCGGCAATCCTTCCTTGTACATCGTCTTTTTCTGCAGTTCCTGTTTATACTGCAGTAATCTTTCTTTTATCCTACTTACCATCTTGCTTACCTCATCTTTATAATTTCTTTCTTATGTGCGTCTAATTCGTTTATTTCGTTTTTATACTCTTTCACAGTATCACCTCTGCATCTGATGGCATTTTAAAGATTTTGATCTTTTCTGGATGCTGAGCTG